AACGACAAGACGACAAAAGACTAGAGACACCTGCTCGAGACTACGAAAGAAGACTTAAAGCGTTCGCTACAAAACACCGTGATTCCCGGTCGCAAGACCGTCGGCGAGCAACGTATGGCAGGACATCAAGTCGGAGGACAACGGTGGGGAACACACGTGGTACAGGATCGGGGGTATACGAGACATTCGGTTGGTTACAGCGACTACTTCTTGCAACCCCTGGCCCGTGCTCATGGACACAACAACCAAGCCACTTTGAAATTGTTGATGGATCGGTTTACGCGATGCTCCGTCCCCGGAGCCGCACCTCTCAAGTTTTGGGAGCGTGGTCAGATGCAAGGTAACATCGGCCTTTACTATCCTGAGAATTACGGAGTGGTTTTACTTGATTCGCTGGTAACGCCGGCAGGCTTTTTGCAGTTACAAAAAGATTACCACCATGTAACCTTTGCGTACTCACCTAGACTGAAGGCAGGGAACTGTGAACACCCGACATTGCGGGCCTACAGAGAGACCGAGCGGCAGATTCTCATGCGTGGTTGCAACTTTGACAACGCCGTCTATAGTATAGGCGACAGCGGCAGACAGCACCACAAGAGTCGGCACAAGGTCCACTGTTTGGCTCCAGTGAAGAGTGTGAGGGACATTGGGCGGAATGGAGGCAACTGGGTCGGGAACCAAACCACCCGCTGCAACCACGATTTCGCGCAGGCGTTCGTGGAGGGAGGAGATGGCTGCGTGTGCAAAGCGCCGGCTTTCGTCAATGTGGGGAGAGGTCCTGCCGCGGGCGTGCCACGCGTCGCGACTGGCCTGAGTATTCACTCGGCTTATTACCTCGACTTCAATGACGTTGCCATTGCGCTTGGAACTGGACGATTGACCCGCATGCTTGCTGTTGTGCACCGCTTCCGTGGTGTTTACGGCGAGTTCAAGTTCGGGAAGAAAGTCGAGGGCCAATGGATGCGCTCAAACTTGCAGCCGCGCTCCGGCCGCATTGTTGGCGATGGGATGGTGAGCGGCGCACCCCGCCTCCATCGTGTGATTGACGTTCGTGAAGAGAAACTGGGAGACGAGCACGACGCCAAGGCACCGGATGACCAAGTTGTCATGATCACTGAAGGTGATAACGTCAAGTACATACATACTGACCTGGAATGGCTATGGGAGAGCAACCTGAAGACCTTTGGTCAGTACCAACTCGGGTGGCGCGTAGTCAGGAAGAACTCAGTGCACACTGTCTTTGAGTTCTTCAACGTGGTGGGTGATGTGCCGCAGGATGCCATCGCAGTCGCTTTTGACGACTTCGGCAAGGCGGCTCGGATACAGCGGGAGCACAAGCTTAAGAAGAAGCACCGAGCCGATATCTTGGACGAGTTATGCGCATTTTACTCTCCAAGGAAGGCCATCATCCAAAAGAGACCGGAGATTCAGTCCCGCATCACGCGATTATGCGCCGATCGCGATTTACCGGGCAACTACTTCACAGCCGAGCAACAGAATCTCATCATTGTTGATGTTGAGAAGACTGTCACAGAGCTGAAGATTGAAGTAATCCGTAACATGCAGGACAACCCGCGCCGCGCAGAGGTAGCGGAGGACAACTACGAGAGCGGAGCGGAGATTTCGTGTGGGGACGCTTGGACTTTGATGAGCACTCGGGATCGGTGGCGTGAGCAGTTTTCGCTGTGTCACTTCTACCCTTTCCTTGGGTTTGCTTGGACCATCGTGGATTTGATTTGGCATTTCCTTATTAAGGTTGCCTGGAGCGCTTGGTGGGGGCCACTTGGTTTAGTGCTCTCTCTGATCGGGTACTCGATTTGGGTCTTCGGATTCCAGTTGGGCACTTGGACAGAGAGAGGTCTCGGCTTGAGACACTACTTCACTTGGTCCGTGCCCACTGTGTTTACAATGTTAGTGCTCATCTTTTTCAATTTCGTGGTGGTCGAAGTCTGGTCATTGCCGTTCACACCGGACGAAATGCGTGACATCGCTTTCGGGACATGGGGTCACGCCTTCATCACCTTTTTGGCTGTTGACTACGGAATACTCTGGTACCGGCTGTTTCGCCGGGCTCCGAGAAGAGCTAAAACTAGTTACGTGTACGGGGTGTGTCTCTTGTACGGTGAGTGCGGCAAGGAGATCAAGTTGCGGGCTATGGCGGCCGGCACCAAACTCTCTTACGACGTCAAGTTGTACGCCGCAGAGTGCACAGAGAAAGTCACCAAATTCAGAAGCTACGGGCCCTTTACGCGCAACTTTAAAGGGCGAACTTCGCTGGGTTGCATCCACAGCGAGGTACAGTGTGTGGTCAATCGCCAGTTATTCGACACTGCGATTGAGGATGGAAGGACGTGCGTTGCAAAGCAGGTTAGTAGTTACACCAACTTCGTTCGGAACAGCATCGGAGTCATTTTCCCGGATGCGCCGCTTCCGAGTCACAAATCAAGGCAGAAATGGGCTCGTGAGCTCAAAGACCCGATCAAACGGGAAGCTGCCATCAAGGTTGCAAACGATGCGCCTTATGAGTCGTGGCTTGGACGCTTCAGTCGCATCACCGGTTTTATCAAGAAGGAGATTGTACTCAAACCGCGAGTTGAAAGCGAGGACCTGCAGATTGCAAACAACGGATACGATCCGCGCTTAATCCAGAGCGCATCTACCGAAGCCAGTGTGCGGTGGGGACCCTACTGCAAGGCCGTCTCTCGACGGTTAGCGTACTTATGGAACTGGAAACGCGCCGGTTCCATCGTAACCTACGCCACAGGCATGGATCGTGAGACTTTGGGGGATTGGTACACGTGGGCCATGGAGGAGTTGGCATCTTTCGGCGATTTGGTCGGACTCGAGGACGATTTTTCGCGCTTCGATGTCCACCACAAGCCGTTTCATCTCAAGACGCAGCATTTCGTTATGCGACGCCTGGTCAAGCCTGACCGGTGGGATGAGCGGGCAATGAAAGATTCGATCAAGTCCGAAGGGCGCATTGGTAAACCCGCGCGCGTCAAGTATTCTCGGAATGGAACACGGAAGTCAGGCTACCAAGACACGACAGTGGGCAACACCATAAATAATGCTTTAAGCCATTTGTGGTTAGTCTGCCAAGTGACTGACTGTAGCATTCAAGAGCTCATGGCCGGTGTAATACCGTTCCGCATGATCGTGCTCGGCGATGATTTGTTCGCCGTAACCACTCGCGAGATTGCGGACAAGATATGCCGGAGTAAACTAATGGGGGACATCGGGTGGAAAGTCAAACCCAAATCTTTGGAGTTTTGGGAGGCCACTTTTTGTTCCGCTACTTTCGTCCCTGTGTCAGGGGGACATCACTTGACTGGTCTCACAGGCCGAGTATTGGCCAAGACCTTTTATTCCAAGCAGGAATTCAACGCGAGCCACCAGAGTGCTTATTGCCACGGCATAGCCTCTGGTATGC